GACAAGGTACCAGCATCGAGTAATTGTCTTAAAGCTGCAGTTGCAGTTCTAGATAATCCACCAATCATGTGAATTAAACCAAAACCATAAAAACCAAGTCCTGGTAAAAACTTAAAGTGTACAAAGTAGTCAATTTTCTTTTTCATTGGATCTTTAAGATCGTAGTTTCTTCTAATCGATAAAACTTTTCTTGTTCCTTCTTCAATCGTTACAATGTAAGGAAGTTTAATTCCTGTTGGCTCTCCATCTTGTCCAGCATCTTCAAAACCTTCTAAATCTACATTTACGTGACATTCTAAAATTGTATAAACACGATCATCTCGTCCTCTAGACATTCCTTCTAGTTTTCTTTCTTTTTGTTCTGCTTCAGTTTCTTGTAAATACGTTGGATTAACTTCTATGTCTCTATAGAAACCACCTACCTGTTGTTTTCTTAATTCGTTTTCACTCATACGAACAATATGAATAATTGATTCACAATCTTCTAAAGAAGTTGCTGTATAAGGAACAACTAGATCATCTGCAGGTACAAATTTAGAAACAGCTCTTTCCATTAATGAATCATAATAAACTTTTTTGAATGCAGAACCGGCTAATGGTAAATAAAATAACATTTGATCAAATTCTGCTTCGTATTCTTTCATACGATCCATAATTTGATAGTTCATAAAATCTTTAACTCTATTAGCTTGTTGCTCTTTCATTGGATCAATCTTACCAATAATCTGAGTTCTAACCGGACCATTGGCTGGTAATAATTCTTTATAAGCTAAAGATTGAAACTGAGTTACAGCTTCTGCTAATACAGGGTGAGTTGCACCGGATGCACCTTTAAAAGGTTCCGATCTGTCATCATAATTAAATCCTAAAAGATCTAATCCTGACGTATAAGTTCTTTCCCAATCTTTTCTAGAAGTTTTGTAATCTGTATAATCACCATAAAGTTTATGACCTAAAGGATCTAAAACTGAGTCTGGTAATAATTCTGCTAAATTAGCAAAATGGTCTTTTGTGTCCCCTGGATTAACTGAATTAGGATCAAAGCTAATATCTACACTTCCATCTTCGTTCTGTTGAATTTCAGGCGGTTGCATAGTGTCTTGCATAACCTGCTGTTGCTGTTGTTCCTGAACTTCTTTTGGACTCGGTAATTTTACTGTTTGCTTTACATTAGGTAAAGCTTTATCTATCTCTGCCATTTAAAACTCTCCGTCCATTATCTACCATAATATTTTAAATAATCCAAGCCTCTATACTGGGGTCCTCTTGGAGGGGCTACGGTTCTTGTTAAACTGGCTATTCCGCCACCTGCATAACCTCTTAAGTTTCTAATTTCTCGTTCAGCTCCATATCCTTTAGCTGTTTCTGCTCGTTCAGCTTGTTTTTGTTTTTTAAATTTATCTATTTGAACAATTCCTGCGGTATAATTATTAAGGGCTTGATTATATAGATCTTTATTAAATTGACCTGTATCATCGACAAACATATTATACGCTGTATTGTATTTGTTTCTGATATTGTTATGTAAATTTTCAAACATTTGTCGTTGTTCTCCTCTTGGATCATTTTTATCATTTAAAGCATTATATGCAGATATAATTCCGTCTAACTGAGAACCGTATTCATTTAGTTGTTGAGTTGCATAACCTCTTTCACCAGTCGCTTTTCTTATTTCCTCTTCTCCAGTTTGACCAAATAAACCCAATGTAGCATCTCCCCATAGTCTCTCTGGAGATTCTCCCATTCTATATCCATATTCTGTAAAAGGCAGGGCGAAAGCTGGTTCCCACGCTAAAGCTGCTCCCGTCCATTTTCCAGCGGCTTTTGCTTTTTTCAAAGCGTTTAAAAGTGCAGGAGACTTGGCTCCGTATTTTACAGCGATGTCAGCAAAGTGTCTAACATCACCAGGTAATTTTCTAAAATCTAACATTTCTGGAGTAACATTTGAAAAAGTAGTTCCTAAAGTCACACCGCCTGGTACAGGGACTTTAGGTTTTATATCAAGTTTCTTAATTAATTTTTCAGTTTCTTGTCTTGTTGTCCCAAAAGTTTTTCCTTTTTGTATTTGACTAGCCACTTTTGTTTGTTGTTTTACAATGGCATTTAATAAATCATCTCCTTGAAGTCCCTTTAAATTACCAATAGCAGCGTCTAAAAGTTTTAATCTAGAAGCATTATCTATTTTACCAAATCTATATAGTTTATTAATATCTTCTAGTTGATAATTTAATCTTTTAGTTCCAAATGTTAAATTATTAAAAGGATCACCTTTAACACCAGCAGGTCCGTGCAACAAGTCTATACTACCTGCTGTTGGCGACCATCCATAACCTTTAACTTGAATCTCTGTCATAAGATCTCCAAAATTAATTTTCTTTCCTTTCTTAAAAGGATTATCAACTTCTTGGTTTAATATTTTATTAACTTTTATTTGGTTGTCATAAACGTTAGGAAAAAATTTTTGCATGTATCCTGGTTTTCGTAAATCTGCAACAGTGTGCTTTTTTCCTTTATAACTAATTATGGAATCTCTGTACGGTATGTTAAGTCCTGTTTTATATTTAATTGGCTTACCATTTTTATCAAAAAATTTTACAGCTCCTTTTCCCTCGTTAGCATTAAAATTTCTTAAGGCAAATTCCATAACTTTATGAGCAGGATCTCTCATAATTTTACTTTGACCTTTTCTTGTTATACCTGTGTATCTAGGTCTTCCTTTTAAAGCTTCGCCTGCATAAGTTAACTGATCTTTTAAAGGCAAGTCTTTTAAATCTGTAAGAAGAAGTTGACTTTGTCCTAAATAATCAAAAAGTTTTTTATTTTTTATATAATCAGGGTTTTTATTTAAAATTCTGTTTACAAAAGCTTGGTCTAAATTAGTCTTATCAGCTATATTTGCTCTCCAAACTGATGCTCTTGACGCAACCTTTACTTTAGCTTTATCCACAACAGAAATGTCTACAGGTGTATCAGTTGATAATGCTTCTGTAAAAACTCTGTTAACTTTATCTTCTGGTGTTTCTAATAAAGATATAATAGGCTTTATTAATTCAGAAGCTTTACTACCTTTTGTAAGGCCCTTATTAACCATTTTTTTAGTAAAAGGATCTTTAGTTCTCTTAGTATATTCTTTAAGGACATCTTTTACACTTTTATATTCAGAGCCTTGATTAAATTTTAAAACAATGTCTTCAAATATATCTAGTTTGGGTTCAAAAACTTTACCACCATAACTTCCCGGTCCATCAACCAAGCCACGTTTAGGTGTTGCTAGGCCACCCTCATCAAACCCCATTTCTTTTTCAATATACATCTGGGTTCGAGGTTCAAAGTATTCTTGAACTTGTTTATAATCTTGATACTGATCTGCTATAGGTCTCGGGGGTTTACGTCTTGGTAAAACATTTCCATAAAGATCTTCGATACGATCTATATACGCTAAAATATCCATTACAGTTTTAATACTCCAGCAAGGCCGCCTTTGGCAAAGTTATCAATTTCTTCAGCTTGCATTTCTGCTCTGCCTTCAGCAAGTATATCTGCTTCTCTTTTTTTCCCTACAATTTTCTTATCTACGTTTTTACCTACCGCATATTTTTCAACTTCAGTAAAGTCAGATGCGTGATTTCCATATTTCTCAATGGATACATCTTCATATTTTACACTCTCTGCATCTCCAGTAAATTCTGCTTCTTCCACGTCAAACTCATCTCTTGTTTTAACAGGTTTCTTTTTCCGAGAAGTTTTAAGTTTTCCAGTTACTAAATCCATATCAGGCTCCATCCATTCTCCTTTTGATAAAACAAGTCTTGTGGGTTGACCATGTCTTCCATCAGCCCAACCATGTTTTCCTTCTCCAATATCAACTATAGTATCTCCTGTATTTAAATCATGGTCTACGGTAACTTTAGTTTTACTTCCAGGGAGCTCTACTTGTTTAACAACGTTTCTTTCAACCGTTCCTCCCATATCTTTTCCTTCTTTAAGAACTTTATCTACTAATTTAGGAAACCAGGTTGGCATTCCCGTTGCGTTAGAAGCCTCAACAGCTTTAAGAGTTTTTGCTGCAGGTTTTGCTAATTTAAAGTATTTACCAACAATAGGAAGTGCTGCTAAACCTCCCATAAGTTGTAAAAATTTTCTTCGGCTCATTCCGCCTTTGTCGAATCTTACTCTGCCTCCGTCTTGATAAAAACCTTTTGCTGATTTTTCACTTTTTCTTTTTTCTAGTCCTCTAAGCATAATCTCTAACATCTCAGGATCATCTTTGTATTTTTCTCTATATTCTTTTTCTATGTTAGCATAGAAAGCTTCTCTTTCTTGTTTAGTAATCTCATCTAATTTTCTACTCATTGCTCTGTTAACCAAAATACCGCTACCTGCAACCGCTCCTAGTTCAGGAGCTAAACTTTTCATGTCACCAGCTTGAGATCTTCTTTTAACACTTGCTAAATAATCTTTGTATCTTTGTAGAGGGCTCTTTGCACTTAAAGCCTGTAACAATTTCATCACTCCACCTTTGAAAGCAGGAACTCTGCCACCTTGATTCAAGTGCAGTTGTCCTGCAAGACCGCCGGATGCTCTATCTTCAGGTTTACCAAATTTTTCTTCAAACCTTTTAACAGCTGCTTTATTTTCACAGCCCATTCTTCTTGGCTAGCCCAACGTTGATCTATGGGATCTTTTGGTGTTGTTTTAGGCGCAAGAGAAGATTTTTGTTTTGGAAAAGGTATAACATTACTTTGAGCATCTTTAATAATGGTCTCCATTTTATTCATTTCTGCCGAAGAAGGCATACGACCATTCATTCTAGTGAATTCTTTAATAGCGCCTTTAAGGCTACCACCTAATTTTGCAAATTTTGTTACCCAAAACATTAATAATACACTCTTTTCGTTTTAATAATTTTTTCTTGTTTATAGTCCTCAGGATGAGGAATCAATCCACCTTGCCTGAAACGCATCACGGCTTGTGTCATTGAATCCAC